AGCAATTGGATGATTGGCCCATTGAGGGGCTACAAACCCTAAAACCGTTGAAGCAATAGCACCTAAGCCGGCACCAAATAAGAATTTTTTAGCACCAGTCGAAAACATTGTTTTAAAAGCCATAATTCTACATTCTTAGAATAGAGAATGACTTAATAAGTTTTAACCTAATTAAAAATATGGTCGTTTGGTCTAAGATTTTTCCAATAGCCGCTTTAGGGGTTGCAATACTCTTTGTTGCCAATGCATTTTCTAGGCCGGCGGCCGCAACAAGCACAGCTAAGGCTTTAACCGAGCAGGTTGCAACGATTGGAGCTGCCGGTCAAAATATAGAAATATTTGGGCGCGGGGTTGGCGGGGGTTTAGCCGGATTGCTTCAACCCATTTGGGAAGTATCAAATTTAATTGAACGTTTTAGCACATTATCAAGCGGGGCCGCTAATGTTAGCCCCGTCTCACAAGATTTAGGCGGTTATTCTTCATTCCCATCTAGTCCAACCTATACAACCTCATCAGGAACCAATCAACCAACGCCAACGGCAAGCCCAACAACCAGTTCAATTACTTGGAGCTCCGGCCAAACTGCAACGGTGCCAACTTTAAGCGCGGCCGCTAAATCATTTTATTCTAATTTGGGGGTTAGTGTTACTTGAAAAAAGGCTCTAAAGAGGCTAAGGCATGGGGCCGCAAAATGCAAAGAGCGCGAAAAACAAAAACAAAAAGAAAAACTAAACGAAAATATACAACACGTAAACGCCGCACAACACGGCGCAAAATGAAAACATTATCAGGCCGTGCCGCTTATCCGCGTAAACGTAAACGTAAAACTAAATCAAAGGGCGGTTGGAATTGGTAAAAAAAGGATTACTAATAGGGTTAATCGGTGCGGCCGTTCTCGGTTGGTATCTGCTAAAACCTAAGAATGTATGGGGTGAAAAACCCTTAGGCGGTTATATTGCAAATGTATCTATTCCCATAGGGAATGAATTATTAGAAAATAAAGCGTAAATCGTACAAATCTCGTAAGCTAAATTATTTAGCTAAATGCAAAGATTTTCTAAACTCGAATTTAGAAACATTGAAAAACCGGCCGGACCTGAGGGTCTAAAATGGAAATCGTTTATTCCCATACGTATTTCGCTCCTTTGCATTTGGGGCAATCTATTGTTGTATTATAAACTGGGTCTAATTTGTTAGAATTTGTTTGTAAGTCTACGGTTCTTACTATACCATGCGGCCGGCCCGTTACGGTGTCAGCGCATAAGTCACAAGCTACCAGTTGCTTCAATCGGGGGTTTAGGTTGATTTTTTGTGTTGATGTTTTTAATTTGTTCAATGATTGAATCTTTATTTTCTGCTACATAAGCCTCAGCTTTGGGGATATATGGTTTAACCAATTCTTGATATTTATTTGGAATTAATTTTTGTACTAACATATCAACGATTCCGCTTGAATTTTTTAAGTCTCCGTCTGTAACTGTTACGCCTTGCTTAGTTTTGTTGATTACGCCTTTTAATCTTAAAGTCTCTTGCCTCAAATCTTTTATTTCTTGATTCTTTTGTTCACGAATATAACTCAAATCTTGTTGAATATCTTTGATATATTGGCGAGAATGTTTTGAAGTTCTAAACCGGCCCCGAGTAATAACAACCCCGCACAAACCAATACTAATACAGGCAATGAGTATGAGCGCACTAGCGAGAATTTCCACATAAAATAAGAAGTTGTTTGTCTTTATAGATATTACTTAACCCTAAAGGCCCCCCCATGCGGCCCTAAGTTTACTCAACAAAAGCTAACAAACAACCCTTTAACAACCTAATGATTATTTTAGAGTGTCATTAAGTTCATTCTAAGTATAGTGCTTAGCGTATGCGGTATCGGTCGGGGGTGAATTAATGGGGACTGCTTATACATATTTGTCAAAATAAAAAAATATATATTATTTTTATATTATTACGTCTTAGAATTATTATGCCATACTGGTATGAAATGCCGACAAAAAAAGCGGTTGAAGCGGGCTTAGTTAAAACGACTGAGGGCAAAACGGCCAAAACAATTACAATGACAATTAGCTATTGGGCATTGTTAGACCAAATAAGAAGCAAGCGCGGTTTAAAAAACCTCAATGCAGCAATGCATTTTTGCATATATCACACGGCCCAAGATGAGGAGCTCGAACCATGAAACAAATAGAAAACTACAAACCCCGAGAGCGTGATAAATGCCGTCATTGCAAATGTTATTTACCCAAAGGTTGTGTAAATGATATTTGTATGAAATGTTCCGACCGTTTAAGTTTTCAACACATTTGGAAATCTATCTTAGAATAGATTCCATTTTATTTTTTTTTATCAAAGATTGATAAAAAACCCGCTCCAATTCTCAAAAGTAAAATTTGAAAATTAAGAAATATTTTTTTCATTCTCTAACACATCTAATAAATTGGGCATGTCTTCATTAGAGCAATCCGTATCATTATCTATTGATAACAAACATTGACCACATTGGGGACAATCTTTAGCTCTGTTCATGTTTTAATTATATACATTAATTCCAAGTAAGCGGGCCTATTATCAAAACTAGAGCTTGAGCCGGTTGTAGAATTTGAAACAGTAATGCCGGTTGTAGCGGTTGTAGTATTACCGGCCGAACCATTATTGGAGCCATAACTCCTATACTGAGTCCCCGATACAACCAACCCTTGACCATGAAAGTGACCTCCATCTGTAACCGTAGCAGTATGAGTATGGCTTGGCATTTGAGCCGTTGATAATGTCAAACTATCCGCGCCGCCGGTTGCGGCCGTTTGTGTGGATTGGCCCCGTACAAAAACATCAACTAAATTAGGCAAATTGAAATTTGCACCGGCCCCGCCGTAAACGTAACCTATTGCAGTATGCAAATCGGCATAAGTAGCAGTAGCAACGCTAGCCCCATCACATAGCAACCAACCGGCCGGAACCGAGCCGGCCGCGCCGGCCCAACACACAACCATGCCGGCCCCATGCGGTGCCGCGCTTGCAATCCATTCCGGTGCCGTTGCGCCGGCATTTACAGCGAGCGTGTCAGTTGCATTTCCTAAAGTTAAAACTTGCATATTACCGGCGGCCCCATCACTAAACGTAATGGCTCCGGTCGTCATGGCCGTGCCGCCTTGCGTAACCCCGTCTAGATTTAAGCTGCCGCCGTCATTTATTACGCCTGAGTCGTGAGTATGTGCTCGCGTAACGGATGAACCGGAACCACTAAAGCCCATGATTAACCCCTTTCAAAAGCAAATCTAGCGCGCTCAGTTGTTAAGAGTGTTGGCGCAACCTGAGCAACAATGTCAGTTTGACCGGCCGCGCCGGCCGTAATTCTTATACTAATAATATTTTGGTCATTAATATTAAATTGGCCGCCGGCGGCAAGTTGAAAAGTTAAAGAGCCGTTAAGTGAAATTGTGCATGCGTTGGCCCCATCTTGGTTTAAGATAGCTGCGGAAATTGCAACGCCTTTGTATAAATCGGGATATACAATAGAAGCGGTTGCACCGGCCGCGATTGTATCAACGGTTGGAAAACTTTCTAATGTAATGTCTTTTGGCTTGGTTGTTACTACAAAACCCTCAATAACTGTGGGCATTGTTGCACCTAAAACAAATTAGCGTATTTTATAAGAAATGGAAATGCAGACAGCGCGCCTAATGTTTGTGTCACATTAAATGCTAATTGTTTGCCGCCGGCCGCCGCTCCAACTGTTATAGGAATTGGCCCCGCTACAACCCGCCCCGCGCTTGCTGGGTCTGAGGCTACTGCAAAAAATGAAACACCAGCTTCTAAACCGTTTACTAAAAGGCGGGCGTTGTGTGCTATGCCGGCCGCGTTGGCCGGATTATCTACAAAATCTAAAATTACATTATCTCGATTTAATTGTTGTACTGTTAAACCCGTGATATTATCGGTTGCTAAAGCAAACGCGTTAAGAGCGGCCGGTGCTACGGCGTTGTATGCTCGCATTAATGGAACCGCCATTTTAAAGGCTCTCCGTTCTAATATTATCTAGTGCTTGGGTTCCGCGTTGGCCGCCCATTGGTGCAATTAAAACCGTTGCAACGGTTCCTATTGCAGATTCAACACCGCCGACTGAATATGATAAGGCCGCCTCGCCCGCTTTAGCAATTGGATGATTGGCCCATTGAGGGGCTACAAACCCTAAAACCGTTGAAGCAATAGCACCTAAGCCGGCACCAAATAAGAATTTTTTAGCACCAGTCGAAAACATTGTTTTAAAAGCCATAATTCTACATTCTTAGAATAG